CATTATATATATTCAAAGTTGTTGTAGGGTTCTCCACGCCTTTCGGTAGCTACTTCCGTATCTCGCTTCTATGAACGGCACGTCTGCTTTTCCTACAACAACTTTGAACTCAGAATTAGTGCCGGGTTTCTGTTTCAAGGTACCCGGCGAACCCATGAGATTATGCAGCTAGTGCAGTAACCCCAGTGTATGCATCGTTATCGTTTGCATTTAACGTTGTGTTGCCTTTACGGAGCTTCCTTCCGACTATCTAAAACTCGCCCGTCTACGCCTGTCGATCCTATTTCGCCCCCATCAGAAACACAACCGCTTTCTATTGTGCTTCTGGTGAAGGCGGGGGGTAGTGCGCCCCCGTCCAAACGCTTATTTGCTCATCCTCAAGCAATAGCATACTACTTATAACACCTTTCTTTCACTGTGTCAACGTTTTTTTAACACCACAATCAAACCAACATACATTACAAGCACATACAGTATGTATATATGGATGATTATACTGGATACACTTGGGCCAAAAAACATCGCTGTAAAGACCAACGCGATCCATGCAGGAACAAACATAACAAATAGCAGACCTATCCACTTCAGGGATACCGCTATGTCATCGACCATTTCGATAATCTTTATATGCTGAAATTACATAACACAACTGGCCAATACTAAAACCCATTATACAGGACGCTATGAGGGATAACCAGAAATATCCAGTAGTTACCAAAATAAGCCACAAGACTATAGCCATCACAGTGCTTGCCGTATAAAAGATAACGTCATCCTTTAATTTATTCATGGACTAAGCTCATCTTCAAGAGTTTCTATCCTTTCACTGATCAAATCGCGAAGGTCTAGCATGTTATCGAGTGTCTTCCCAAGAGGAACCCTTGTGTCACCATACAGGTTATCAATAGCCCGTTTAGCCTGTTCAAATTTAGTCAGCATTATTAACTTCCTTCTACAGTAGTGAGAGAAAGAATGCCAGCAGTATCGGCATAACCAACACCACCAGCACCCATATGATGATGAGCCATTTGATTATGCGAAACATTCACATATCCATCATCAGTTGATTTTTTGACATTGTGTAACCGGATTTCACCCAATCTTCACGCATACCCTTCAGCATAAAACCGATTGCTGGACCAGACTTGTAACCCACATCGATCAGGTCTTGACCACGTACCGGAAATTCCGGCACTTTGGTGTTACGGACTTTATCCAGTAGCTCGTATTTTTCACGCATGTACAGGATATCAGTGATCCATTCAACAGGTGTGCCATCAATCAGTTTATCAATGATCCTATCCATTTCGTTCATGCAAAAACTATTATCTGCGATGAATTTCATCTGCTTACGCTCATCATTGCTGACACAGTACATGTCACAGAACTGATCTACGTTATGACGAACCATAGCAGCAATCAGAGATACCGGGCTTACGAAATTTGGTGTGTTGTCTGGAACTACCGGAGCCGTGTACACAAAGCCGGGAATAAGCATATCAAACAGACCATCATTTTCAGCGACTTCAAACGCATCCGTGCTTGTGAAGATCATCTTCAGTTCAGACCAAATACGCTCAACACTTACTGGAGCAAGTGCCTTCTCATCAGCCTGCAAAAATTTGCGAATTGCAGTCCGTGAAGGTCGGTCATAGTGTGGCCAAGTGATTTTGGCACCCATCCGATAGAAGCGCAGAATACGAAGAACATCTTCCTCAATGCGCTGAACAGGGTCACCGACAAATCGAATGATCTTCTTCTCAATGTCATCCTGTCCACCAAACGGATCGAAGACATTTCCTTCGAAGTCCATAGACATTGAATTCATGGTGAAGTCTCTACGGCCTGCATCAACTTCCCAGTTAGTCGTGTATTCCACTTCAGCATGGCGACCATCAGTTTCGGCGTCAACACGAAGTGTGGTAACTTCATACTTCTCATCACCGACACACATAGTTATTGTGCCATGATCATACCCGGTTGCAATAGGACGGACCTTTGAATCACACATAGCGATCATCTGATCAGGCGTGGCTGTGGTAGCCATGTCTATGTCCTTCGGCACTTTACCAAGGAGAGCATCACGAACACAACCACCGACAAGGCGAAGCTCATAGCCATTCGATACGAAAAGCTCATTGAGGGTTCGCATGTCTTCAGTAAATACGAATGTGTTGCTAAGCATCAAACTTTCCTCTATACCACTTATTGAACCATGCTCTATCAGAAGCAGTGGTCTCCCGCCAAGGGTCTTGATTAACTCGTTTCAGCCCAATCTCTGTATCATATTCCACGGCCATAACTTCAGTGCTGGTGAATGATAGGCTGGTCTCTGTGATCAGAAAGTTTCCATTATCAGTCTTTGAGTAACTTAACATCATAATCTCCTACGATCTTGGGACAGAATTTGGTGAATACAACGTACCATCAGGACCGATACACCAAGCCTTTCGGTTCCCAATAACTTTAGACACTCCTGTAGCCTTAGATACAACAGTGTCGTTAGCTGGAGTTGTCGTGAGATGATGTGCTCTTGCCACACAAGCTGATGGGTTGTTAATTTGTTCAATCCTATAACTGAAAGGCTTCACCGGATTACCGGGAAGAAACAGCATCACGACAACGAGAAATTCACCTACCATATCACCACTCCATAACTTTGAACTGGTGAGAAACCCCAGTAGGACCAACATAAGACCAAGCTTGACGATCATGAAGTGTACATCCAGAAAGAATGAGCAAGCTAATCATCAATGCGGGAATCATCTTCAATATTGAAATATACAAATGGACCTCCATAGATACAACGGTTATCGGGATTTGTTTTTAGGTTTGAGTCTCGCCAACATTCGCTACATACCTTGCAGACAGTAGGAACATAACCATTCTTTTTCCAATCAAACAAAGCTTAAAGAGGGGTATTTCTACCCCTCTCCCCTAGTTAAGCTGCTTCAGCGAAAGCAACTGCCTTCTCAAGAGCAGCTTCTTTACGATCCCGGTTCACACCGTACCAAGCGGACTGCATCCGGGTATCTGCTTCGTGTCCCAGAAGGTGATCCGTCATGAACGTCACCGAATTGAACGCTGACCACCAAGAACCCTTTGCGAAGTCAGCACCCGGCTGAGTTTCGAGAATTTCGAAGGCAGTCTTCGAATTTCGGGAAACCTTTGCCTCTTCCCCATCCTTCGCCTTGGCGAGTGTCGGGAACACTTCGTTGAAGAATTCAACCACACTGGTGTCGTTATACCGCTTCGAAGCAAGGAACTGAGCAACTTCCCGATAAGTACCAAGCTTCTCCTGAGCAACACCCAAGGTCTTCTTGACATAATCAGGATCAAATGCTTTCCGATGGTTGACCTTAACCTGAGAATTCTTTTTCTGAGCATTCAGAGCAAGGCTCAGAGTATTGTTGCAAACCACCCGGATCGGAGTCATCCGAACATCGATTGCAGACCCGAACTTATGAGGATTGGTAAAGAGAAGATACTGATCAACAACATCATCCTTAACAACCTCAAACGATTCGTTGACCTTGGCAAGACCCCAGACAAGCTGCCCATCCTTCAAAGAACCAGCAGTGTGCATTTCCATGTCACCGGCCATCACGAATTCATTGAAGAACTGAAACGCTTCGCTGTTCTGGAGAGGAAACCAGCCATCACTGACAACATCAAGCACTGTACCGTCTGAAGAACGAACCAAAGCTTGTTTGTTCACCCGGTTGCCGGTAACGGTCTTCTGTTCACCAGCAAAATTGTAAAAGAGATCGGTACGCTCAACCGTCCAATCAAGACCAGCCTCTACAAGCATCTGATCCGGGGTAAGATCGGCAAGAACCTTCTTACCAAGACCATGCCAAGGAACTTGTCCAGCGTAGGCCATTGTTTCTACATTATGCGACATGATATATATTCCTTCATCTTATTAACTTATGATTTGAATATAGTCCTTTTGATAAAATAATGCAAGCGATATTTTTAAAAAAATCATTCAATATTTTCGATACCAACATGATCACAAAAAAGGTGTACCAATCCACGCTCTCTTCCGTAAGCTTCAATCTCCCACGGATATTCCCAATACGCTTTGTCGTCATCTTCCTCCCAAGTTGTCTTAGTCCATTCACCATGCCACTTGGACTTCATGTTCACACCTTCCATAAGCTCACCGTTAGCCCATTGTTTGATGTGCACACATTCATGAGCTATATCAGATAGCAGAAGAAACATATCTTCCCTCAGATGAAGGTTCATTGTGAACTCTCTTGGGCGATGGTTTCGATCTTCCCATATAACATCTGTCTGGAAATTCTTGTTGAAACAAACGTGGATAACAATCTTATCTAATACTCTTTTAGAAATAAAACGAGAAAGGCAGAATCGGATCATCTGCTTAGTTAGATTTCTTGTCATCCTGTTCTTTTTTGAGTGAGGAAGACCCCGTGTGTTTATTTGCATTCAGAATATTCCTGACATAATCTCTAAATCCGTCTTTGTGTTCCTTACTAGAATTTGTCCATCCTTTGTAGGCATCTCCATGCCAAGGTGATGTCATGAAGGATCACTCTTTGATGGTAGCTTAAGTTTAAGATCAGAACCAGCAAATCCCACACAAACTAGATTTGGATAGTGTCCCTCAATACCCTTCAAGAAGGACAATGCTAAAAAGTACCCTTCCTTTGAAGTGTAGATCACCAATGGAGTTGAAAACAAATCTTCACCATAAACAATCTGTCTGAAATCGTTCTTTTCGATGAAGTCTAGGATTTTCATATGATCATCATAGCATATGGATTCTCTCTGCATGGTAGTTTTTGAAGAGGGGAATTCTTTAAAGAACTCCACTGCCTGTTCGTTACGTTCTTGAGCTAATGCAGCAGCGGAAAGAATTGTCAAACCCCACAAGGCTAGTAATGCCCATGCCATAATTCTGAAAGTTTTTGTTGTCATCAACCTCTCCCCTCTAAATATTCTGTATCCAACTAAACATCGAGTGTGCTCCCACGATGCTTGGACTTGATTTCTCTCAGACGATCTTTGAAACCATCGTCTGTTTTGATCCGACCAAGACGTACAGGATCACCAACGCTAGGTGCTTTCACAATCTCGTGTTCGTAATCTGGATTTTTGGTCAAGAATTTTTGCAGTTCATCATACGTGCAAATCAACTCTTGAACCTCTTTTGTTTTCTTGTTCGCTACTGTGTACATTGGCATCTTTATAATGATCCTCTATTGTGTATGTCCCGCTCAAAATGATTGGGTCATTAAATCCGTCTTTGATTACCTCGATAATTTTATCATCTGCCAAAACATCAACCGTCTTTTGGGTACCATAAAGGATACCAGAGTCAAAGCCGCTCTTAAAGCCATTCTTGATACCCATAACATAAAATCTCCATGCGGCAAGAGCGATAACAACACCAACAACGAGAAGCTCAATAACAAACATATCAATCATTTTCTATCCATTCCTGATTACATCAGACAGATTATAGTCTGGACTCGATACTGTGTCAAGGTCTACATTGGTGTTTTTCTGAAATGGCTCAATATAAAATTCTCGATTAACAGTGTCTTCCATAGGGTATGTGAATATGAAATCCACCCAATCATATTTGGCACAAAACCAAGATAGGAACCGACACCTATTTTGGTTGTCATCAGGTGTTGATCGTGTCTCTAATTCATAGTTGCTTGTTTTATCATAAACATTTTCAAGCGATGCTCGATCAGACATCAAAAAATCAAACCCGATACAAATCAGTTTAGTATGATCATCACGGATAGCAGCTTGCATAGCATTCATGCCAGCGTTAGATCGTCTTCGCGTAGAGCTGTACTCAACAGGTTCCCACATCTCATCTTCAGGTGGAACGATAAACCTATTCGAAGGAAAGGATGATGATTCAATTTCAGTGATCATCCCTTCATCGATAGCAATCAGAAAATGTGGAAGCTCAAAGTTGGGTTTGAAATCTCGATACAACGCATTGCATCCATAAACAACAAGATCATCTTCTTCATCTACAAGCTTAGCGATATCGAAGGTCTTTCGAGAAGGACCATTTCCCACAATAAGAGCTGTCATTATCTACCTTCATCCTTGGGAACCCAATCATCAATCTCACGCTTCTTGTTACTAAGCGTCTTTCGATAAATGAAGGGTCTCACTTCATCACGTTTACGTTTCGGCGTTGGGCTATACTTCGGATCATAATCATCATCGAAGTCTTGCTTTGCGCGACGAACTGTCTTACCCATTTTAAGTCTCTTTCTTGTCCCAGTGTGCAGAAATTGTTGGAAAAGCTTTAGCAGCAACGAACGCTGTGATTCCATCATAAGGCATATTACCATCTTTGATAGAAATAATCAAGGCCGCATCATCAGGATCAAGAGATTCTAGAAACTGGATGAACACCTGCTCCCGTTTTACCTGTGTCATGTTTGGGAACTTTGGTGATTTCACAAAGTACTCCAGCATGTGATGCTTAGCCAGAAGTGTAGCCTGTGAATCTGTGGACTTCTTCAAAGGTGTGTATGGTGGTGCTCCTTCTGGCAACAGCCACTCTACGTTTGGATCGAAGCAGTAACCCATAACAGCTTTCATTGCCTTGGAAGAAGAACCTCTCAATGCTTCGATCTTTCCATTGCGACCCTTAGCCTGTGAGATTCTCTCCAGTGCTTCTGCGATACCTTCTACCATTTTAAAACTCCTGTATGCTACCTAGCAATTTGCTAAGTTTCTTTTTGACAAAATAATTGAACAACTGTGAACGATCACGAACCTCAGCGTTCTCATATGTGGTTACGATTTCTTCTTGCAGTTCTTCTGGAATCATACTGAGATCGATAAGGTTTTTGTTTCTCTCATATCGCTGCTTCATCCCATCATCACAAAAAGCATCTAGTGGCATATCAATCCATTCTGCAAGCTTGGCCTTCATCATAGAAATTTGACGAATCTTATCTACGAATGAGTTGTCCACCGACAGAAAATTCGGGATGCTATCGCTAGAGTCACCCCGCATAATGTGCTCATGCAAAAACTTCGTTGGGTTTGAAATTGTCACCATCTTCTTTTTCTTAGAATCATGGAGAGACACATTTCCGTACCTCAACAGTTGTCCAAAATCCTTATCACCTGATACCACCATGATCTTTTCATGGTTGGGTCCAACAAGACCCGTACACCCATATTTATTACAGATTGCACCAATAATGTCATCAGCTTCAGCTTTTTTTACCTGAATAACTTTGTATGGGAAAAACTTATCCAGCTCATCTTTGATGGTATCGATGATGGAATATATCACTGCCCAATCCAACCCTGTCTTTTCTCGTTCAGATGTCCGTTTAAATTTGTAGTACGGGAAAACATCTTTGCGCCAATATTCTCTGTCATCACAACAAATAACAAGCTCACCAAATTCCTTTGCGAACTTACCGCGATACATTCTAAGCGAATCCAAAATCATATGACGAACAATCCTTTCGTCTAGATTTTTTGGATCACTCATCATAACACTAGCAATAGCAATCGCTGAGAAATCAATTAAGATCATTCTGAACCCAAACCATCGAAGAATGCATCTGTCCATTCATCGATCACATCAATATGAGGATGGTCCATCTCTACTGATTTCCATAGAACTGACTGAATGCAGTAACCGATATACGATAGGCGTCTTGCAGTGTCTGTCTTAATCGGAAACCCATTAACCTGCATGTGACCTGCAAGACCTTTCATGTATGAGTTGATCACACCATCAAGATACTCCTTGATCTGATCTTCTGTGTATTGATCATGGATATCAGCATCAAGTGTAGGTGTCTTTGGTTGAGATTGAGACGGTTGCTTACGCACAATCTTATCCTCTGGGAATTTTAGGATTTTGTCATCTTCGCTCATTTCACTACCTTCACAATTATCATAGTTTTACTAATGCGTCCTGCCACTTCAATATCTTTGGTGTTAATCTCACCCATGAGTTTACGTAGCACAACCTTACCACCTTTGGACAAACGATTGAGGACTTCTGGTGCTTTCTTAGCTCCAACACGTTTAGCCAAACTGGTTTCTGTATCATACCCTCTTATAACGGATCGGTCAACCTCTAATCCTGTGGATTTCATCGAGTTGTACATAATCAATTGTTGCGACGTTGTGTTGTATAGCCACACTTGTGATGCTCCAATGATCTTAACTGGGTCTTCACTTACCAACTTCAGTTCAGGATATTCTTGAAGGTAGTTCACCTTAGATACCTGTTTTGTGGCAGACACCTTCTTTTTCTTACGTGGTTTACGTGTCTTTTTCTTGTTGTCTGCCCACTTGTTAGAATCATCAACAATCAGTTGCAGGAACCTCAGCTCAGCTTTAATCTGTGTGGCGGTCATAAATGCATATGCTTCTTTCACCTGCTTATCGGTTTTGAACGCCTTAAGCTCTTCAATGAATGGCATATAGTATTGCGCTACACGAGTTGCGTGAATTGCAGCAATACCATTTTCTGAATAATAGTTGTATGGCTTCCAATCTGTCTTATAATTATTCCCATAAAACAAATCTAGCTGCTCTTCAACTAGGGCAATTTGTTCACCAGAAGCTTCACGTGTTCGTGCTTGAATATCAGGTACTTCTGCCTTCACCTTTTTGACGACCCGCTTCTTAGTCTCTGGTTCTGAGTATTTTTGAATTACTTCTGCAAGCGTCTTGGCAAACCATTCATGAGTTTCATCAGGAAGAGTGCAGCCATTTGTTTTAAGTCTAGAAACCCATCCAAGCTGATTTGGTATCATTACTTGCTGTTTGATACTCTTAAGTTTTTCCTCTGTCTTCTGATCCACCCCACGTTTAAGGAATCGCACAGCATCTGCACGATCACAAAAATATGCGTACCAGTTGTACGCCTTTATCATATCGAGCTTCGACAACTCACCCGTAAACTGATCTTCAGTACCAGCAACACTTTCGCCAATGGCACGATCCTTTGTCTTAAGCATGTCACATCCTATTATTGCTCTGATATCCCATTATAACATACTGGAAATATTAGTCAATCCCCTAATTTCTTTCAAACCAATCACTTTCATTCACATCCTCACCCTTCACCCACGCATAAGCCTCATCAAAAGACATGTTGGCAATGCAATGCCAATGGCTTAAAGTGCTACCAGACCACGAAAAACCCCAACAATCCACACCGGGACCAACATTAACCATTCGTTCATTGAGAATCATTGTTGAAGGCGGGTGGTTGATTGTGGCATTGTGCCACACACCCTTATCCTTCGAATATTTGAAATCGTTTTTCTTATATCTTGTTGCCATATTATACACCACACCCCTCTAAAAACATTTTCCATTTTTCTGCAACAGTTTCCCAGTCATATGCAGCATTCGCATACACCTTCTGGAATTCTAATCTTGCGCTTGTATTTTCACTACGATGTTCTCTGATTGCTGCATCAAGCCACATAGCAAATCGGTTAGCATGTACACTAAGTTCTTCAGACCATGCATAAGGAACCCCCATACCACCCAAAGTCTCTGGAAGTGCTCCTATGGATGGATAGACAACATCACAGCCAGCAGACATAGCTTCAATAGCCGAAAGACATGAAGTCTCAAGCCAGATGCATGGATAGGCATAAATGTGTGCTTTTTGAAGAGCACCACGAACCTCTTCATTACTTACAGCACCATGATAAGTGATACCCGGATGGTTCATACATTGTTCAAACAGAGACTTGTATGGTATATCATTCTGATCTCTCCCGTAAATAGAGAAACTGGAATACACATCAAGATGAATGTCGTCACCATAATTTGCATACAGTTGTTCATAAACTGGAACAAGAATTTCAAGTCCACGATGGGGTGTTGTATGATAAATCAGGTTGATAGGACCATCTGGTTTCGTATGCTCTGGAATTGGAACAATACCATTCTTGATCACCAAACCACAATCGTATGGAACGCCAAGACACATATTATATGTCTGTTGCTGATAATTCGATACGAATACCAATGCCTCAAATCGTTCACGAGAAGCAGGATCGGCTAGATGCTGTGCTTCAGGATCATCCCAACAGTCATGTAGCCATAAGATAGACGGTTTATTCGGATCGACTTCCCGAACCCTTGAAGATATGATTTGCACTTTATCAAGCAGTTCTTCAGGCATGGAATTGAACAATCGTTCTCGCATAAGCTCAGTGCCACCACGAGAATTTTTCGCAGTACCATCGTTTGTCACACTACCGGATTTTTCATCAATGATATTGAGCTTCATTATTCCACACTGATCACGTTGTTGACAGTCACATAACGCCATTCGTTGATATCAAGATCGAACACGTTCAAGAGATGATCTGGAGAAGCTTTGCGTTCACTACTATCATCTGGAACCCATCCACCTTCCTTGATACGATCTATATTCAATGTACCACGAAGAACCCGTAAGCTGCCATCCTTCTTCTTGAATGTGATGGTGAATGGGTTTGCTCTAAGTGCTTCTTGGAGAAGCTCCTTCTTCACATTACCACCTTCCTGCAACTGACAGAACATGTGAAGTGACAATCTGGCAACTGATTTTGACCCATACGGACCACCAACATCATCGAATGGACTACAGAAATACCACCCATTGTCATCACAATAAAGCCAATTTTCTTCCCACTCCACCTGATCTATTTCACTCATTGAAATCTCCCTATAAAAAAGGGATACTGCTGTTACACAATATCCCTTTGTAAATGGCACTCCCGGTAGGATTCGAACCTACAACCTACAGCTTAGAAGGCTGTTGCTCTATCCAGTTGAGCTACGGAAGCATTAATATTTGTTACACTCTAGCACACATTCGCTTATGTGTCAAGTGTAGTATATACAAGTCATAAAGCCCTCTAACGACCTATATATAGTACATTACTTATACCAAGACATGGTTTTCATAAGCTGATGCACACTTTCATTATCAAGCCTATGGAAAACATATCCACATGTAGCCAAAGGAAATGTGTGAACCACATCTCCATCCCTAAGAGGGTATTCTGGGTCTACATACAATCCCTTACTGCAAGATACCTCTGGAACCAATCCAAGAACGTTGACAATGTTCTCTAATGAACCCCCATCACGAACAATCGTGGTCCCAGCGATACCGTCTTCTGCCCACACATTCCTGTAAAACTGACCAACACCTTTCTCAAACAGAGAAGTTGCATGTGATACCTGAGCCATAGCCTTACCGGGATTCATAGACTCAATATCTGTACGAACAAGGAAATTCAAAATATATACAGTATTAGACATCACGTTTCTCCATATCATTTAACCTGTCTTCAATTCGGTTTCGATTGATAATCATAGCCTCTTGTGTAGGCGTATATTCATTCCACAAAGACGATTTCTCATCTCGCCACTTCTCATACAATTCGTATGGGTCAAGTGTTGGTTTGTATCCACGCTTCAACATTTCTGCAACAAGATCACACTGTCGATCAAACAGAAACCCCAGCTTATCATAAAAGAATGTTACGTGTCCAGTGCCAAGAACATATTCTTTAGGTGCGTTTTTAGTCTTTC